GACAAGGCGCTCTACGAGTTCCTTGGAAGCGGCGACACCTGGGCCGGCGAGCACGTTTCGGCACAAGGCGCGCTCAACCTGTCGGCCTTCTGGGCGGGCGTGCGCGTCACGGCGCAGACGATCGCAAGCCTCTCCCTGGAGGTGATGGAGAAGCGCGACGACGGCACCCGCGTCCGCGCCAGTGACCACCGACTGCAGGCGATCCTCGACGACAGCCCGAATGCGGATCAGACCTCAATCGAGTTCTGGGAAGGGCGCGTTCTCGGCCTCTGCACGACCGGCAACGGCTTCGCCGAGAAGGCGTTCGACCGGCAGGGCCGCTTGCTGGCGCTCAACCCGATGCCGGCGAACACCGTCGTGGAGCGTAACAACGCCGGGGCCCTCCGCTACAAGTTCGACGACCGCGGCAAGACGGTCGAACTGCCCGAGGAGAAGGTCTTTCATCTGAAGGCGTTCGGCGACGGCGATGTCGGTCTTTCGCCGGTGGAATATGCCCGGCAGACCCTCGGTCTCGCCATCGCTTCCGAGAAGGCGGCGAGCCAGGTCTTCGCGAAGGGGATGCGGGCCAAAGGGTTTTTCACGTTCCCGAACCAGCTTAGCCCGGAGCAGCGCGATCAGGCTCGGAAGAACTTCGCCGAGCGATACAGCGGGCCGGACGCGCCGGGCGTCGGCATTCTTGAGGCGGGCGTCGACTTCAAGTCGGTGAACATCACCCCGGAAGACGCCGAGCTGATCCTCTCGCGGAAGTTCAACGTCGAGGAAATCTGCCGCTGGGTCGGCGTGCCCCCCATGATTATCGGCCACTCGGCCGAGGGGCAGACGATGTGGGGCACGGGCGTCTCTGCGATCATGCAGAGCTGGCTCAACCTCAGCCTCCGGTCGCAGCTCAAGCGCATCGAGAAGGCCATCGCGAAGCGCGTGATGACGCCGGAAGAGCGCCTGCGCTTCAAGGTCCGGTTCAACTACGAGGATCTGCTGCGCGGCGACAGCGCCGCCCGGTCGGCCTTCTACACCGCCCTGCTCAACGCGGGCGTGATGACCATCAACGAAGTTCGCCGCCTCGAAGGCCTGCCCCCGGTTGCCGGCGGCGATGTGCCTCGAATGCAGATGCAGAACGTGCCGATCACGCAGGCCGGCAGCAATGGCGGCGCGCCGTCGGAGGATGAGGAATGACGATCCGTCAACTTCCCCGCGCGCCCATGGCGGCGGGCCCCATGTCCGTGAATGCCGACATCGTGCCGAGCGCGATGGAGCGCTGGCACGCCGGCATTCGTGCCGCGACCGGCAACGACGAGAACACCATCTCGATCTTCGACCCGATCGGCGCCGATTGGTTCGGCGAGGGCGTCACCGCCAAGCGTGTCGCAGCGGCTCTGCGCGCCATCAAGGGCGACACGGTCACGGTGCAGATCAACTCGCCCGGCGGCGACGTATTCGAGGGGCTGGCGATCTACAACCTGCTCGCCGAAGATCCGCGCCCCGTCACGGTGAAGGTGCTCGGGCTGGCGGCGTCGGCGGCCTCCTTCATCGCGATGGCCGGCGACGACGTTCAGGTTGCCCGCAGCGGCTTCCTTATGATCCACAACGCCTGGGTGATGGCGATCGGCAACCGGCACGACCTGCGCGACGCGGCCGACATGCTGGAGCCCTTCGACGCGGCGCTCGCCGACATCTACGCGACGCGGACCGGGCTCGCCCAGGACGAGATCGCCGCGCTGATGGACAAAGAGACCTGGATGAACGGCAGCGATGCCGTGGACCGGGGCTTCGCCGACAGCCTCCTCGCGTCCGACGCGGTGAAGGAGGAGAGCGGCGGCAAGGCGTCCGCGCTCTCTCGCGTCGACCGCCTGCTCGCCAAGGCCGAGGTGCCGCGCAGCGAGCGCCGGGCCCTGATCAAGGAATTGACCGCCACGCCGAGCGCTGGCGCCAAGGGCACGCCGAGCGCTGCCGACGCCGTCGACGAAGACGGCACCACCGCCGTGAGCCTCGCGCTCGCACGGCTGAAGCTCACTCGGGCCTGATCGCCCTACAGGATCACGAACATGGCTGACGAAACTCGCGACCTGCTCAAGCAGGTCTCCGCCGAACTCGTGCGCGTCAGCGACGAGTTCACCAAGAAGGCCGAGGCCGCGATGGCCGAGGTGAAGGCTGCCGGCAACCTCTCGACCGAGACCAAGGCCGCGGTCGACAAGCTCGCCACCACGCAGACCGCGCTGACCGGCACCGTCGACGAGCTGAAGGCCCGGCTCGGCGAGGTCGAGCAGAAGGGCGCCCGCCGCGGCACCGGCGATGCCGATGCGCTCAAGTCGGTCGGCGCCCAGGCCGTATCGCACGAGAGCGTCAAGGCCTTCGCCGCCAGCGTTCAGGGCGGCCGGCGCGTGTCCGTGCCGGTGAAGAATGCCACTCTCAGCACCGACATCGCCGAGGGCGTGGTCGAGCCCCAGCGCCTGCCGGGGATCGACGTGATGCCGAAGCAGCGTCTCTTCATCCGCGACCTGATCGCCCCGGGCCGCACGACCAGCCCGGCCATCTTCTGGGTGCAGCAGACCGGGTTCACCAACGCCGCCCGCATCGTGCTGGAGGGCACCGCGAAGCCGTATTCCGACATCGAGTTCGACACCAAGATCACGCCGGTCGCCACGATCGCGCACATGTTCAAGGCGTCGAAGCAGATCATGGACGATTTCGCTCAGCTCCAGTCCACGATCGACGCCGAACTGCGCTACGGCCTGAAGTACGTCGAGGAGCAGGAGATCCTGTTCGGCTCCGGCGCCTCCGGACACCTGCACGGCATCGTGCCCCAGGCTTCGGCGTTCGTCCCGGCCTTCGCGCCGGTGGCGCGCACCAACATCGACGATCTGCGCCTCGCGATCCTGCAGGCCCAGCTCGCCCGGCTGCCGGCTGACGGCTTCGTCGTCCACTTCACCGACTGGGCGAAGATGGAGCTGACGAAGGACGACAGCGGCCAGTACATCCTCGCGAACCCGCTGCGCCTCGCCGGCCCGACCCTCTGGGGTCTGCCCGTCGTCGCAACCGAGGCCCCCGAGTTCGAGGGCGAGTTCCTGGCCGGCGCCTTCCGCACCGGCGCCCAGCTCTTCGACCGCGAGGACGCCAACGTCGTCATCTCGACCGAGAACGTCGACGACTTCGAGAAGAACATGATCTCGATCCGCTGCGAGGAGCGCCTGGCGCTCGCCGTCAAGCGGCCCGAGGCATTCGTCACGGGCGCCTTCGGCACCGCCGTCGCGCCCTAAACGCCACCAGCAGCAGGGCGGCCGATCCTGGCCGCCCTGATCACGGGAGAGCGACATGGAACTCAAGGCTCTGCGCACCTTCCGCCACGGCTCGACCAACTTCCGCCGCGGCGCCTCCGTCACCACGCTAAGCGATCCGGTCGTGAAGGAGCTGAAGGCGGCCGGCTACATCGAGGCGGACAAGCCCGCGCCCGAGCCGAAACCCGCGTCGCCCCCCAAGGCTCCGACCAAGCCGGCCAAGGCCGATTGATCCGACGCGTCTCCGTCAGAGGGAGGGCGAATTGGCGCCAGTACCGACCGAGCGGCCGAACCGCATCGTCGAGACCCTGCGCTCGATGGTCGAGACCCTGCAGGGCATCACGCACGCCATGCAGGACAGCATGGGCGCCCAGCGCCTGCCGGGCTCGGGCACGTTCGCCTTCCGGCGGATGACGGACCCGCTGCAGCTGGAGGTCGGTCCAGAGCCGACGCGCTTCGACGTGCCTCCGGGCTTCTTCGACGAGGGCGGGCCCGGCTACCAGTCGACGACCTTCATGGTGGTCAACCCGAACGCCTGCTTCGTGCGGCTGCGGGGGACCACGACGGGCGAACATCGCCCGGTCACTCCGGAGACGGGCTGGCTGTTCCCGCCGGGCTTCGTTGCATGCTTCACCACGCAGCGCCCCATCACGATGTCCACGCTGGCCATGGCGATGCCGGGCTTCCCGCTGCCGACGGAGTTCGCGGCGCTGGAACTGCTCTACGGGGGCGGGACGTGACGGTTCGCAGCCCCGGCATGCGCGTCGCCACTGTCGCGAAGGCGCCGCCGGCCGTTGCCGTGCCCGGCCCGCAGGGGCCGCAAGGTGAACCCGGCCCTGTCGGCCCGGTTGGTCCGGAGGGACCGCGAGGGCCGCAGGGCGATGTCGGACCGACCGGATCGCAAGGAGCGCCTGGAGATCGCGGCCCTGAGGGTCCGATGGGCCCGGCTGGCGAGCGCGGACCGCGCGGACCGGCAGGCGCTCAGGGCGCGCCGGGACCTGTCGGTCCTGCCGGCCCTGCTGGCACGGACGGCTTGGCTGGCCCGGCGGGCCCTCCGGGGCCTACAGGTCCGAAGGGTGATGCGGGCGCTGACGGCGCTCGGGGATCCGCTGGCCCCACCGGAGCTACCGGCCCTGCCGGACCGCGAGGAGAGATCGGACCCGCCGGGCCCGTCGGCGCAACGGGCGCGGCGGGGCCACTAGGCCCGAAGGGCGAGACCGGCCCGGCCGGCACCCCGAAGCGCGTCGAGCGCTACACGGCCACAACGAATTCGAGCGGCGTCGCTACCTTCACCTTCTCGCCGGCCTTCACGACTCCACCCGATGTCGAAGTCGTCACCGGCTGGCAGGGCGACCAGATGATAACCGGCGGCGTCACGGCGCAGACCCTCCAGGGCGCGACGGTCGCCGTGAAGCGCTCCCGCGGCACTCTGCTGGCGACGAACAGCGCTTTCGAGCCTGCGCCTGCCGGCGTCTCCGTCACCATTCGGGCGATCGGAAGCTGATGCGCGTCACGGTCATCACCCCGCCGGAGCCGATCGTCTCGCTCGTCGAGGCGAAGCGGCACCTGCGCGTCGAGCACGACAGCGACGACGCTCATATCCAGTGGCTGATTGAGGTCGCCACCTCTTGGATCGACGCGCCCGACAGTTGGCTCGGCCGTGCGTTGGGCGAGCAAACCCTAGAGGCCACGCTGCCGGCATGCTGGAAGCGCGCCGGTTGCGAGCTGCCCTATCCGCCCTTCCGCGAATTGGTGAGCGAGACCCCCGCAGAGGACGGCCGCACGACCGTCGTCCGCTGGAAGGCGGGCTACCCCCAAGCCAGCGGCAAGAGCACCGTCCCGGCGGCTATCCGGCACGCCATCTTGCTGATGGTGGGGCACCTCTACGCGCACCCTGACGCAGTGACGCTGACGACGGCGAAGCCCGAGAAGCTGCCGCTCGGCGTCGAGGCCCTGCTGTCCGGCTATCAGGTGATGTCCGTCTGATGCCCCACTCTGGCGACATGCGCGAGCGCGTGCGCTTCGAGGCGCGCGTCATGGCGAAGGACGGCTACGGGAACAACCGCGCCAAGTTCGAGGCGAAGTTCTCGCGCGCCGCAGCTTACCTGATGAAGCCCGGGTCCGAGGCGGTGCTGGCGGCGCGACTTCAGAGCCAGCAGCCGGTGACGATCATCGTGCGGTTCGATCCGGACACGCAGCAGATCAAGCCCGATTGGCGGGTCGTCGACGAGCGCACCAACGAGGTGTTCGCGATCCGCGCCGCGGCCGACATGGACCGGCGCCGGCAGTGGATGACCCTGGTCTGCGTGGCGGGTGAGGTGGCGTGATGGCTCAGGTCGTCCGCTTCCTCCGCGATTGGGATTTCTGGGCGCGCCCCTCGGTCGTGGTGATGCACCGCGCCGGGCAGGTGAAGCGCCTTCCTGACAAGCAGGTCGAGGCCGCGCTCGCGGCCGAAGCCGCCGAGGTGATCGATGGCGAAGGGCGTCAAGACGGCCGGCCGAAGCGCGCTCCTGCGAAAGCTCGCCCTTCTGCCTGACGCGGCCCGGCAGGAGATCGCCAAGGCCATCAACCAGAGCGCCGAGGAGATCGCCGCGGCGCAGCGCCGGCAGGCGCCGAAGCGCACCGGCGCGCTCGAGCGCAGCATCGTGGTCAGCCGCGGCGGCGCGGTCCCGAAATACGCGTCCGTCGGCCGGGCCGGCGCCACGGACAAGGGCGACCCCGACCTGACCGTGATCGTCTCGGCCGGCAACAGCCAGGTCCGCTACGCCCACCTCGTCGAGTTCGGCACCGCCCCCCACGAGAACAAGGGCCTATTCGAGGGCTCGCACAACCCCGGCGCCAAGCCCAAGCCGTTCTTCTTCCCGGTCTACCGGGCCTACCGCAAGCGGGTGAAGTCGCGGATGACCCGAGCCACGAGGAAGGCGGCGCGCGCCGTCGCGGCCAGCAGTGGGGGCGGCGAGTGAGCGCCGAACTCGCGCTGCAGGGCGCCGTCTTCGCCACGTTGGAGGCGGTTGAGGCCCTGCAGGGAGAGCCGCTGCAGGGGCGCATCTTCGATCGGGTCGAGGAGGACCAGCCTCGGCCGTACCTCTACCTGCGGTCGTTCCAAGCCATCGACGATGGTGCCGACTGCGTCGATGGCTTGGAGATCTTCGCCGACATCGACGTGTGGAGCGACGACTACGGCAAGCCCGAGGCCTCTCGCATCGCCGGCATTGTCCGCGACGCGCTGCACGAGCAGCCCCTCGAACTCGCCGCGCCCTGGTCGCTCGTCGAGATCGCCCACCGAGACACCACCATCGACGACAGCGAGGGCCTGCTGGTCAGGGCTCGCATGACCTTCCGCGCCCTCGTCGAGCGCGTCCCCACAAACTGAGAGGCCGACTATGGCTCAGGCAACGACCGTCCCGTTTTCCGGCTTCCGTGTGCTGCTGGAAGACCCGGCCAATCCGGGCACCTTCATCGCCCCCTGCGGCTTCACCGAGCGCTCGCTGACGCTGACGAAGGAGACCAACGACACGACGGTCCCCGACTGCGACAACGAGGATGCAGCGTCGTGGGTCGAGCGCGATGTCGTCTCCAAGTCGGCGGCGATTTCCGGCGAGGGCGTGATGGCCCTTCAGTCCGTTGCTCGCTGGCAGGCAATTTACGAGGACGATGACCCGGTTAGTGCGCGTGTCGAGCGGGCCGGGACTGCGGCCCAGGGCGGCGGCTACTACCTCGGCAAGTTCCACCTGACCAACTTCGTGCAGGGGGCGACGAAGGGCGAGCGGGCGACTGTCAACGCCGACCTGTCCTCAACCGGCCCGGTCGTCTGGACCCCGGCGGCGGCCTGAGCCCGACCGATGAGCCGCGACGGCAGCATCGACCTCGAACTCGGCGAGCGCACATACCGCTTTCGGCTCGCCATCGGCGATCTGGAGAAGCTGCAGGAGGAGACCGGCGTCGGCGCACCAGAGCACCTGCGCCGGCTCTACGTCGGCCAGCACTTCTCCTTCCGGCACATCCGCGTCATCCTCTGCACGGCGCTGATCGGCGGCGGGATGGGGGTTCCGGAAGCGCACGAGGCCGTGCGCAAGCTCGAAGACATCCCGGTGATCCGCGCCAGCGCCTTGGCCGCGCTCGTGGTCGAAGCCGGGCTCCAGGGCGCCGAGGATGAGCCCCTGCCGCACCGAGCCAGCAGCAAGGACGTCGAGCCGCCTCTGCCGGACGGAAAGATGTCGTTCCGCGCCTTCTACGAGGCTGCAGCGGTGATGCAGCTTCCGGCCGGCGACATGCGTAAGATGACGCTCTGGCAGTTCCATGCCTACGTCGCCGGCTTCAACAAGGGCCAGAACCCCGACAAGCCCGACCCGCTAACTGACCGGGAAGAAGATGCCCTGTGGGATTGGCTGAACGAGCCGGCTGCCGGCGCAGCCTAGTAGGAGGCGTGGGAGAAGCGACAGAGCGCGCCCTTCATGCCTTCCATATAGGTCAGGCTAACCTTCCCGAACGCCTTCTCGCCCGCCTTTACGTTCTGCACCAAGCCTAGTTGCGTATCCATCGGCGAGTCTTTGGCGTCGAACGCCGTGCAATCCAAGAATACGTTCTTGGCGCTTCTGCCGCTGTTGTTCTTCACGCTGAAATTGATGCGAAGAGAGCTTCCGGCCCGTCCTGATTGCTCCGTTCTTACTTCGAACTCGTCCGTCTGAGCCGCCACTGGCTGCGCCAGCAGAGCCGCGCACCCGACGAGCACCACCATCCTGAGCATAAGGCGTTCCCTTGGCCACCGACCTTGAACGACTTGTCGTCAGCCTGGAGGCAAACATCAAGCGCTATGAGCGCGAGATGGCGAAGGCGCGCGGCGTCACCGAGAGCGCCCTGCGCGATGTCGAGCGCTCGGTCGGCAACAGCGCCAGCAAGATCGAAGGGATGATGGCGCGCGTCGGGTCGAGCATTCGCCTCGGCATCGCGGGCGCGATCGCGGGCATCTCGCTCGGCAGCCTCAACAGCTTGGTCGACACCTACACGAAGGTCCAAAATTCCCTGAAGGTGACAGGCCTCCAGGGCGACAAGCTCACGACAACGTTCGAGCAGATCTATGCCATCGCCCAGCGGCAAGGCGCGCCGCTTGAGACGCTGTCCGGCCTGTATTCAAGTGCGGCGCAGTCCCAAAAGGAGTTGAACGCCTCCAGCGCCGACCTCAGCACCTTCGCGAACTCCGTAGCAACCGCTCTCCGGGCTGGCGGCGTTGGCGCCGTCCAGGCCGACCAAGCGCTGACGCAGCTCGGGCAGGCGCTTCGCTCCGGCAAGGTGCAGTGGGAAGACCTTGAGAGCGTGGTCGATAGCGCGCCGACGATCATGCAGGCCGCCGCCGCCGGCATCAAAGAGGCAGAGGGATCGGTCGGCAAACTGATCCAGTTGGTGAAGGACGGCAAGGTGAGCAGCGAGGCGCTGTTCCGCGCCATTAACGCCGGCTTGCCCGCGGTCCAAGCTTTGGCCGACCGGACGGATGAGACGTCCAGCCAGGGCATGGCCCGGCTGAACAACGCGCTCGTGAAGATGGCCGGCACGATGGCGGAGGCCACCGGCGCGAGCCACGCCGCTGCAGGCGCCCTCAGCGGCGTCGCGAACGCCGTCGAAGGGCTCACGGCGAAGATCCCCGGTGCGGTCAAGGCGCTGTCGGAGTATTTCCAGGAACTCAGCAAGGCGCCCTATTTCCAGAGCCTCGTGAAGAGCATTGCAGCGTCAGAGGGTGGCGACACGCCCTCGGAGGCTGCGGCACCAGGCGTTAAGCGAAGGTCAGGGGGGAGCGCCCCTGGCGGCATACCTAGTCGCATCGAGGGACTGGACCGCCTTCGCAGCGCTTTGAAGACCCGCGGCGAACTGCTCGACGCATCGGCGCAGAAGGACAGGAAGGCGGCCGATGCCGCCGATAACCGCCTCAGTCGTGTTTTCGACGCGGATGCTAAGGCCCTCGCTCCGAAGCCCATCTCGATCGCCGACTACAAGGTGCCGGGCGAGAAGGAGAAGAAGGGCAAGGCTGGAGGCGGCGCCAAGGAGAAGGAAAACGATCTCCAGCGGGAGACCGCGGCCATCGTAAAGCGGACCGGCGCTCTGCAGAGCGAGTTGACGACCGTGGGGCTCATGGCGGGCCCCGCCGCGGAGGCCGAAGCCAAATTTAAGCTTCTGGAAGCGGCGAAGAAGGCGAACATCGCCGTCACGCCCGCGCTAATGGACGACATCAACAAGACGGCTGCGGCCTTCGGTGTCGCCACGCAGGCGGTCGAGGATGCGGAGCGCGCCCACCGCCGCGCCGCGGACGCGCAGCGCTACTTCGGCGCCGCCGCGACCGACGCACTGAGCGATCTCGTGATCGAGGGCCGCAGCGCCACTGAGGTGTTCGAGAACCTGACCAAGTCCATCCTGAAGGCGGCGACGCAGTCGGCCCTGATGGGGACCGGGCCGCTTGCCGGGCTGTTCGGCTCGCCGGCCAATTCGAACGGCGCGGGTGGCGGCATCCTCGGCTCGCTGCTCAGCGGCTTCTCGCAGAACCCGACCGGGCGCGCCGGCGGCGGCCCCGTCTACCCCGGCCGGGCCTACACGGTGGGCGAGAGCGGGCGCGAAACCTTCGTGCCCACCTCGCCTGGCCGGATCATCCCGGCGCGTCGGCAGGGCTCTGCGATGCCGCAGATCATCGATCAGCGCTCCATGGCGGCCCCGCCAATGGAGACCCGGCGCGGCCCCGGCGGGAACCCGCAGATCGTGGTGCGCGACGCCTACAATTCGATGCAGGGCGAGGCGCGCCGCCGCGGGCAGCGTGGGCCGGGCTATGGAGTGGGCTGACGCATGGCGATCCCGTCCTGGCCTTCCACGCTGCCTCCCCCGATCGGTCAGGTCGGCAACCTCGGCACGGAACAGCTCTACATCCCGCCGAGCGAGACGCAGTTCGACGACGGGCCGAGCCGGGCGCGCCGCCGCTCGCTGTTCGACGAGACCCCACGCAGCATCACGCTGAAGCTGACCCGGGATCAGTTCGTCACCTTCCGCGCCTTCGTGCGGGACACGCTCAACTGCGGCGCCCGGCGCTTCACCGCCCCCGTGCGGCAGCCGGACGGGCGCCTCGGGCAGCGGACGTGCCGGATCCGGGGCGCGGTCTCCGAGACGGATCAGGGGCCGACCTCGACCGTGGCTTTCACCCTCGTCGTTCAGGATTGGTGAGCCCATGACGGTTAGCGCAGCCCTGCGTGAGACCTATGCTTCCGGCGACGACGAGTATGTCGTCGTCGAAACGCTAGAGGTCGATCACGCCTCGCTCGATGGCGCGATCCGACTGGTGCGGAACGTCGATGGCGGGCTCGGCGAGCCGGGCGAGACGCTGAGCCTGCCGATCGAGGCAGGCGGC